ACTCTAATTTATAATGAATCTGATTTAGTTGGCTAATCATCCACACTACTCCAGCACAAATAGATAGAACTAATCCTAAAGGCATTAAAGTATCTTTTGAGATTACAGTTTTATTTGTCATTATGATGATGTCCAACTAGTAACTAAGCCATCTGTTAGTTCAACTGTCTGGGTTCCCCCTAATGCATCATAGAACGCCACTGTCTCAGTTGCTCCCGTTACCACCGCCCATACCAACCAACTACTGCCGTTGTACAGGTTTAAACGATTAGTGGAAGTGTTGTAAATAACACTTCCAGTAGCAGGAGCAGAAATAGCATTCCTTTGAGTAGTAGTCATTCGAGGAGGCACAAAAGTTTTAGTAGTACTATTTACATCAAGAATAGCATCTGCAACTGGGCCAGTAGCCCCTATAGCAGCAGTCCCAACAATGTGAGTATTACCCGTAATGAAGGAGTTTCCAGATACGCTACTATCTCCACTAACACTTAAATTAGTACTTACAGCCATGTTACCACTAACCATAGCATCACAGCTAACATCGAGTCTATCAGTATAAATTGTTCCTGATACTCTAGTTTCCCCACTAACACTTAAATTAGTACTTACAGCTAGATTACCACTAACCATGGCATCACAGCTAACGTCTAACCTATCGGTATAAGTTGTTCCCGATACCCTAGTTTCCCCACTAACACTTAAATTGGTGCTAACCGCAAGATTACCACTAACCATAGCATCGCAGCTAACATCGAGTCTATCAGTGTAAATTGTTCCTGATACTTTAGTATCCCCACTTACATTTACAGTGCTAACCTCAAGATTACCGCTCACATTTAAATTGGTACTGACCTCAAGATTACCGCTCACATAAGCGTTTCCACTTACCCCTAATTGAGCACTTAAAGTAGTATCTCCCCTTACCCCTAGGGAACCACTAAGAACTGTATCACCACTAACATCAAGGTTGCCACTGACCGTAATATTACCAAAGTGTCCACCTGATGTAGCAGCACATAGAACAGTACCCCTAGGTGCCTCGACTATACGATAACCACCTGTGATTGAGGAAAGGATAAGGGGTGCACTGCAATCCACCATAGGCTACTACGCCTCCTCTTCGTCAGTTTCCTCTTCTTCTACCTCTTCTTCCTCTTCCTCAGGACTGATGCCTTTTAACAGTTCTTCAAAATCTTTTAAGGTATCCAAAAAGTCTTCTTTAGACATTTCTTGAGACTCTTCTCCAGCCTCCCCCTGCTCGGGAAATTCAGTCTCTACCTCGTCGGAAGCTTCTTCAGCCTCTGGAGCATCTTTTTCAGCTACTTCGGCCTCTTCTTTCATCTCATCATCAGCCGTCTTCTTCTTACTCTTCTTCTTACTCTCATTCCACTTCTCATGAGACACATCGGGATGAACCTCGGCACAATCATGACCACCCTCTGGATCGGCAGCTAATCTATGTGTATCATCCTCTTCCCCTCTATCATTCTCAGGGTCCTTTTCGTGCCCCTGAGCCTTGGCAGCATCTTTAGCAAGGTTCCTATTATTACTTTGATCATCATCTGCTGCTTTCTTTTTTCCAAGAAGGAGTTCTCCCCCCTCATCATCTGTGCTCTTCTTCTTCTTTTTAGCTGTTTTCTTAGCTCGTTCAAGAAGCTCTGTTGGAGTATACTCATCCCCTAAGATATTATCAAAAGAAAGATTTTCAACTATAGAATAATTTTCGCAATAGGAATTATACTCACACTCAACAAAACATTCTTGAAGAAGATCATTTACATCAATAACTTCAACACCACTTTTATTCTTAAATAATTTAACAAGGCTTCCCAAAGTTTCCTTTACTACACTTCCCTTGGGGGAAACTTGATAAAGAGATTCAAAAATAACCGCTTGAGTATTAGCCAAACTTTTAAATGAAGCAGTCTCCTTAAGATTCGAGACATTAATTCCATACTTTTCATTCAGCAGAGTAATGATAATTTTCTTAAGGGGCTTTTTCATCTCAAAAAGTGTAGAAGCATATTCTTTAATCTTCTTTGAACTAAGTGAGGAATACTCTATTAATCCTAATGCATTATCTAAAGATTCATATAACTGCTTTTTAGTAGCTAATGCAAGGTAAGGCACATCCATAATAGCTTCCACCAAAGTTTCCAGAACCTCGTCCTCTTCAGCATCAAAAACAAGTGCAGCTAAATTTCTAATCTTAGGATTAGTAGCCCATACTTCTTCAAAATTTTTCTTGGATTCTAATAGTTCCTTAGTTACTAACTCCTGCTTACAAATAAGTTCGTAAATACTCTTATTTATACCTTGAGATATTGTATATGTTTCGTCTTCTTGTAGAGTTTCATAACTAATCTTAGGAAAATTAAAAGCTTTAGAAACTGAGTTAGAGAGCTTTACCGCATTTTCTATTTCTTTTACGTGAAGGATATTTTCTTTTTCTTCTTGTAAGAAGGAAACAAATTGTGGCATGATCTCTAAAAATCTTTGAAACTCTGAAGTGGAGATGATCTCTTGAGAATCTGTAAAGACTTCAGACTTCTCATCTAATCGCTTTTTAACATTTTCAAATTTTAACCTATTTTCCCATAAAGAAAGGATATCTGAAAAGCTATCTTCCGCATGACGATAATTGGTAGAATTAATATTACCCACAAAGGTAGAGACTTTTTGATTCACATACTTGTTAAATACTTTATTATCTGTGAAAATATCTGCTTCTTGAACCTTTAGGTTATTTAAAGAAATATCATTATCCGTAGTGTATGTCCCAGTTATAACCTTACCACTTTCGGTTAAAAAGGCCACTTCTTTCTTTTCTCCATCTATAGAGAAAAGTTCTACATTCTCTCTAAGCGATCTTCCAAGACAGTCACCTAACTTTAGAAGATGAGTAACGGTTGAGTTTCTATTTTCAAACAAGTAATTGAACATTGGTAGCTCCTTAATCTATTGCACTATGGGTATATAGTCTGTATAAATGACCGCTTCTTTAGCGATTTTACATATTTCTCCTGATTATTCTATCAATAGAAGATAATTTATGTACCTCTCCTCCAGAATTTTCAATGATACGCTTTTTAAGTTTAAATAAAGTATTAATAATTTTCTCTTCTTTTTTAGGTTTAGCCTTCTCAACTTCCATTTGACGCTCATGATCAGATTGATTCGATCCCTCATCACGGGCAGCGTCAGCATCAGCCCCAGCCTGCTGACGGGTCATATCATCATCCTTACCTTGCTGCTCTAGACCCATAGCCCCTTGCGCCTGGGCCATCTCTTCGTCAGCAGCTTCTTTTTGTTCTTGCTTCATTTCTTCCTTGGTCTGTGCAATTTCTTGCTCTGTCATATCATAGAACTCTTTGTAGATAGTAGATTTTGGAAAAAGATTTAATCCCACTACAGCTTGGACCACACGAGCTTTTTGTTCATCGATCTCCATCTTACGCTTAGTAAAAGTATCGCTGGGGTCAGGCAGAACAATCTTTACTTCTTTAATTAACGTAGCAGGATATCCTATGATAGCCAAATGCCTTTTAGCTAACATTTCTAAACCAATTTCTACCTGCTGTTGAACTCTACCAATTGTACGAGCAAACTTAGCATCTAATTGAGATAAATTAGCTTTTCTTTCAGGAGACTTATCTTTTTCGACAATATAATCCTTAGGAATTTTAAGGGAAGCTAAAAGCTTATCCCGAAAATACCTAACATCTTCTACTTCTCCTAGATTTTGAGCCCCTGGGAGAGTATCAATCTTAGTTCCCTGGGCTCCTCTTGTAGGAACAAAGAAATCTTCATCTGCACTAAGAGGATTGTATCGAGCATCGACACTTCCATTGAGAGGATTATAGAATTTTTCTTTCTTAAACTTTTCCTTTACCTTCTCAATAAACATCTCAGCCTTAGTAGCTGGCATATTAGCAACATCTATATAAAAAATACGACGTTCAGGAGCACGAGCTAATCTGTAAATTAGCATCGCATCTTCCATTAATTTTAAAGAGCGGAATACCCGAATTGCTGGACCCGCAATTCCTTTTCCATAAGGATAATAAGAAGGATCTGCTGTTCTTAGTCTAAAATGAATAATTTGATTTCTATCTAAAGTAATATATTTGGTACCCGTCATAAAATCACCAGCACTTCCAAATGCTGACCAATCATCTTTATCGGGAATTTCTTGTAAGAAATCAGTTAGATAACCATATTCGTTTTCTACTCGTATAATAAAATTAGGATTTAGTACTTTAAGTCTTTGTATTCCTTTTTTAGCATTATGAACATCAATAATAGTTTCTATAAAACAATCTCCATATTTAACTACATTTCTAACAATATCCCAATAAACTCTATCTAGCTGAATATGCTTGTACATATCGTTTACTTCATCCACCACAATCTGGCTTTCACTATGTACAGTCCATCGACCTCCCCTTAGGTTTTTTTGAGTGGAGTCATCAGCGTAAATATCAAATGCCGTAGCGATTTCAGGATAATCATCCATCTCCTCAAATCTCTTATATCTTTCTCGCCTGTTTTTCTCTACCTCAGGAAGTTGCAGGGTTGTCCTACTCGTAGTCCCCATAGGCATGTCACCAGCGGTAACAACATCAGCATTCTGGACGGTATCACCAGCTAGTGTAGCTTGTGGAGTTGGACCATGATCCTGCTGCCTAGCTAAGTATGGAGCAGCTTTGGTAGCAAAAAACCTAGCCAAAAATTGCCCCAACCTACCCGATGGGTAAAAATAAGGACCCATGCGGCTATCTGGGCCTCCTGCTCCGAAGGTGGTGTATGGGCCAGCCCCCGCAGCGTCCTCAGTGATTCTCCCATTCTTTTTTACTTCATCAGCCATTTTATATCTTCTTCTACAGGTTCATTAGCAACATTTCGTATAGGTTCCAAAGGTTTTCTCTCTGCTTCTTCTTTATTCTGTTTCATATCTAAGGGCAAAAAATCTGCTATAGTATGTAGTAAGTGTACGACAATAGATAAACTCATAATTAAATCATCATTCTTGCCTTCATCAGCCTTTATTTTACCATTATCATCTACAATAAATGTTAGAAGTTCATTAACCAGTCGTTTTGAATTAATTTTAATAACATTATTTCGAATGTATTCCTCCATCCGAGCCAATAGTTCTTCTCTATTTCTAGTAGTTACTTGTATTCCAAAATCATTTTTATCGTCAATCCATAAGTTATCATATTCGTGTATATTAAACATCCAATCAATAAGATTATTTCCTATGGTATTCCTCTCAATGATGACAGATGCATTATTATATAGATTTGCTTCTTTAGTTATAATTTGTGCTAATTCATTTATTGGAGTCT